TATGGTGCGACCAAAGCAGCCATGTCTCCTTCAACTAAAAAGTTTGTAGGATTGATGATAAACTCTATGGACAAGGCTATCAAAGCAGGTAAAGGTAGTGCAGAGTTGATGGCACAGTTACGGGCAGATAGAGCTATACTTGTGTCTGTGCTACAGGACACTCGTTTTGATGAAGAAGAAGACGAAGTAGAGGAAACAGAGTAATGGCGCAGTTTCGTAGCGGTAGTTCTCTCAAGAAGTTTTTAGCCGACACAGATTGGGCTAAAGACCGCAGGGAGACAGAGCGTAAGTTCCAAGCTGGTAAGATTGGTGACTTTGAAAGAGGCGTTAGTAATGTAGCTGGCTCCGTAGAGGCTGCGCTAACACCTGTAAACTATGCTCTTGAGGGTATGTTTGGTATGCTGCCTGACGTAGTACAGGAAACCATATCAGAGACCGCACAGGACGTAGGAGAGGCCGTACAGGACACCTCTCTGTTCAAAGCTGGAGCAGAGTTAGCCAGACAAAACCCAAGAACTGCTGAGTTCCTTGGTGACGTAGGTAAAATAGCAAGCGTAGTTCCTGTAGGAAGAATAGTTAAATCTTCTGTAAATGAACCTGTACTAGCTATGAATACAATGATACCTGAAAATTATTCAGGTCTTCCCGGCGCTGAAATATACGGGAGTGCCAAAACTTTTGCTAAAACATTACCTACGGCTGTAAAAGATGCTTTTTCACCGTCTGCTCAAGCAGCTTTAAGAGAAACAGGAATAAGCCCTTCAAAAGCAGCGGGAGAAATAGGAAGCGCAGTTAGAACAGGTAATCAAAGTTTCGGATCTGCAATAACATCTTCATACTTGAGCAGACAAACAGGTAGAGGCGAGTCAATAGTTGAGAAAGGCCCAATAGGTAAAGCAAACTTTCATGGAAACACAAAGGCTAGCGATAAAGACGGACTTAAATCAGCAATTTTTGTAGATAACAAAACTACAAGAGGATCAATACCTTCTCAAGTACAAGAAAGAGCACTTAACCATTTAATAAAAAGTACAGGTGTTGAAAAAGAATTAGACACTACAGATGTTTACATAAAAAGAAACTCTGGATACGATAATTTTGGGAGTGAAGGGGTTTTAGGAACAGCCGCTTCTAACAGTAATCCTGTAATGGCTGCACTAAATTCTAACTCTACTGTTAAAGGATCTTTGAGTGAGTGGGTTAAAAACAACAAAGTTCCTAGAGGTAAAAAAACCGACGAGAGTTCAATAGAGTCGGCTAGAAAAAAACTTAGCTCTAAAGACATGGAAGAATACTTCCAATACTACAACGAAGTAAACAAAGATAAAACTTCTGTAAATTTTAGAAAAGGAGAAAAAGGGGACGATTTTTATTACTTCCAATCTTCTCACAATTCTAGGGCAAAAGAGCTTGGTGGAGTAAATATGTTTTTTGCTCTTAATCCTAAAAGCGGTCAACTTATTACTATGATGACTGATAAACATGATCTTGTGAAAATGAATCCAGCGGGTGGCACCTCGTTAGTAACTGTAAGTCCAGCACAAGTTAGTAATTTTAAGGCAGACAAAGGTAAAAGGTTTACAATAAACTCAGCTACAAAACAAAAACAGAGCAAAGCTAAAAAAGATTCTGAAGAAACGGCGGCAAAAGAATTAGAAAGAACAACGGGAATAAAAAGAGAGAAAAATGAAACTCCTGTGTCTTATCATTTTAGAGTTATGAGAGATTATAGACCACAGGCTGAACTTCAAGATTATTCTAAAGTTCTTAAACGTGGCAGTATGTTGGGTGTTGTCGGAACTTCCGCAGCAGCCCAAGCAGAAGAAGGGGAGCCATAGGCGACTCCCCAGTTCCTCTCTAAGCTACATTAGCAAACTTAACACTCTGCATATCCCCCCGTAGCCCAGCCTTCATATAAGCCGTTGCACGGCCTTCAAAGAAGTTCTGGTGTTCTACCCCCAGTACCTCATCTAACCAGCCCAGAGGGTTGTCCTTGACGTTGTAGTTGGGCTTTAGACCTAACTGGAGCAGCCTACGGTCTGCAATGTACCTGATGTACTGTCGCATCTCTTTCTTAGTCAAGCCCTCTATGTCTCCCTGCTCAAACACAAGATCCAAGAACCTATCCTCTAGGTCAACCATCTCACGACAAGCCTGATAGATTTCTTTCTTAAAGTCATCAGTCCAGATGTCAATGTTTTCCTGAATAAACTCTCTGAACAGCTTGGTCATTGCTTCAACGTGCAGTGACTCATCACGTATACTGTACGTAATAATCTGTCCCATGCCTTTCATCTTACCAAACCGTGGGAAGTTAAGCAGGATGATGAAGCTGGAGAACAACTGTAGACCTTCAGTAAATCCAGAGTAGATAGCCAAGGCTTTAGCAATAGAGCGTTTATCGCCCTTAGTGACCCGTACAGCGTCTACATACTCATGCTTGTCTGCCATAGCCTCATACTCTGCAAACGCCTTATACTCCACCTCTGGCATTCCTACGGTGTCTAAGAGCAAGCTGTAGGCGTGTTGATGTATAGACTCCATGTTGTTGAAGGCACCCATCATCATACGCGCTTCAGGCTTCTTAAATATCTTCATGTACCTGTCAACATAACCTGCGCTAACGTCAACATCAGACTGTGTAAACAAGCGGAATATCTGAGTCAGTAGGTTCTTCTCCTCATCAGTCATATTCTGCCAATCCTTTACGTCATTGTGCAGAGGTACGTCTTCAGGGAACCAGTGCATTTGATTCTGTTGTGAGTAGTAATCAAACATCCAAGGGTTATCAAAGGGCTTGTAGTAATCTCTAGTGTCCAGTAGACTCATTTTCTTTTTTTTCCTCTAGTTCTGTGTAGTATTCAATCCAATCTTCATAGGAAGTTAGTAAGTTTTCTTCCCAGATGTAATACATACAACCATATATGGGGTGTTTTGTGTCCTGTTGCTCCGTCATCACACTAGCCCCGTCCTAGTCATACACTGGCATATCATGTGAGGCCCGTACTGCCGACACACCTTAATATGCTCATCTATGCACTTGACATTCTCAGGTTTATAATAGTCCCACTTGCTACGTTGTGTTCCGTCAGTAGCACAGCCAGTTAGTAGTAACGTCGCTAATAATAATTTAACCTTCACAGCTTAAGCACTCCCCATCTTCTAAGTTAATTCTTGGTATCTTTACGTTGACATTCTCTGCATTACGTGCCGCTGTGGTGCGGTAGTAGTACATAGACTTTAGTTTGTTTGCTCCTGCCCAGTGTACGTTGTTGACGTACTCTAGGTATTCGTCATGTGTTTCCTGTGATGCACTGGATGCTGGAGGCTCAAAGAATGTATTGACTGACTGAGACTGACACACATACGGCTGTCTAGTATAGGCATGTTCAATAACCCAGATTTGATTGATCTCAGGTGCGGTCTTAAATACCTCTTTTTCCTCCGCAGATAGCGCATCAAGGCTCTGAACAGACCCATCAGCAGCGGAAATATCTTTCCATGTTTTATCATTGTTTATACCTTTTTCCTCCAATAGTTGTTCTAGGTATTTGTTTTTTACCCTGTAGCTACCACTCAGCGTCTTATGCGTAAAAATGTTAGCCCTCGTAGGCTCAATCGAAGGGCTAGTTCCACCACATATAATACTGCTGCTGGCATTAGGAGCAATAGCAAGGAGATGTGAGTTACGGCGACCACTGCCAACCATATCAGGAGCTTCGCCCCTATGTCCAGCCAGAGTCCTACTAGCTTCTTCTGCTCTTTCCTTGATGTGTTTGAAGGCTCTGTTATTGAATGAGGCAGCGTAAATTCCCTCAAAAGAGAATCTATTACGTTGAAGATAACTATGAAAACCCATCGCACCAAGGCCAATCGCGCGTTCTCTATAAGCACTATAAGCGGCTCTTGTGAAGCCTTTTTTATCCAAGTCAACATGATACTTAAACTCCTGTAAACTGTTGCACTGTTCTTTTATACCTACCGTCTGTATAGCATTGTCAATAAAGTGTTCCAGTGTGTTGTCCAGCATAGTTACTAGATCACTGATGAACAACTCATTGTCTTTCCACTCATCAAAGTATTCTAAATTAACACTTGACAAGCAGCACACTGCTGTACGTTCTTCGTTTGTAGGCAGTGTAATCTCAGAGCATAAGTTACTTTGCTTAACCTCTAGCCCTAGATCCTTCTGCTCCTTTGGTAAGTATTGATTACAACGGTCTGTGTTGACAATGTAAGGCTCACCTGTTTCTGCTCTGGTGTGTATTAGCTGCCACCACAAGTCCCGTGCTGGGACTGTCTTAATAGCTTGCTTTGACTTAGGATCTATGAGCCTCCAAGGAAGGTCGTATTGGACAGAATATAGGAACTCATCAGAGATATTAACGCCATTATGAAGATTAAGACATTTACGATTAAGGTCGCCACCAGTAGTCTTTCGCATAGCAATGAATTCTTCAATCTCTGGGTGAGAGATGTCCATATAAGCCGCATACGCTCCACGCCTTGTTACTCCTTGGTTGAATGCTAACATTTGGCTGTCAACGACATGCATAAATGGAATGCTGCCAGTTGATTGACTCCCGTTAGAAGTAGCCACACCATTGCTACGAACAGCGCCCCAATACCCACCAAGACCGCCCCCGCTGGAAGTGAGCCAAATGTTTTCATCATAATGAGATGATAGACCACCTCTGGAGTCAGGCACAAAATTAAGAAAGCAGCTAATAGGTAACCCACGAGTAGTTCCTCCATTACTGAGTATTGGTGTGCTAAACATAAACCAACCCTTGCTGGCGTAGTCATACAAACGCTGTGCTAAGTCAAAGTCAGTGGCACCCTGATAGGTAGCACTGTACACTGAGGCTCGTGCAAAGGCTTCCTGCGCGTATGTCTCATCCTTCCAGAAGTATCTGTCCTTCAGGGTGTTCAGAGAGAAGTCGTTTAGGTCTTTCTCCCTGTCGTAGTCTATTGTAATCCCAAGGTAATCTTGAGTGCCTATCTTATACTGCATCTTGGTTGTCCAACAAAAACTTCATTAAGCGCTCCTCATACCACCTAGCTTTACGTAGGTCTTCAAATGGCTTTTTCTTGTACCTGAATCTCCATCTATATTTTAACGCATTCCCACGCAAATAGCCAATGTATTCGTCTTTATTTAGCATTGCCTCTATAGCTTCTATGCACTCTATACTACCATTGTTGTAGTGAGGTGGGTTGTCCACCATATTTTGCTCCCCAAAGACGGGGTGTTCGTTTGGCGCATCGTCTTTGTATTCTTCGCTTTCTTCGTCCCACTGGAGTTGGTATTTGTACTTACTGTTGAGCTTGCTCCATGCTTGGGGTGCCTCATTATCAATACTCAATTTCTTCTTGTCGCGTGTCATCTTGTAGTTCCTCCTCAAATTGTTCTAAGTTAGCTAGCAGTTTATCCTCAAACCTGTCCAGTATTTCTTCACTTGATATGTCAAGAGCTTCTATTAGGTCATCAGGGTCATATCTCTGCAAGACTTTTTCCTTAATCTCATCCATTGTTAAAGTGTAGTTATTGTGAGTCAACATATTTTATCAACTTGTCGAGTTCATTTAATGTGTAGTGCTTAAAGCCTTCCTTGTCGCACCACTGCCCCATAGTCATCTTAGCACCCTTACGTAGCTTTTTGTTAGGATCAGAGAGTACAAAGATCAGTTCTGTGTCTATACAGTCCCTGATTGATTTGTACTTCATTGTATCCCCGGCCCGAAAGAATCCTTTTAGTTCCAAGAGTATCCCTGTGCGCGTATGTACAAAGTCTGGTTTGTACTTCCTGTGCATAACGTAGGGGACATCAAAAGGTTCGTACTTAAACTTACGCTTTGGAGCTATAGCCGCAAAGGAAGCCTCAAGTCCTGACCTGTAGATACTGTCGTTACGCAATCTTGATTTCTTGTACGCGCGGCTCATGCACGACCTCCGTTAAGTATTTTGGCCCGTAGGCGTAAGCAAAAGCGCGTAACTGGGGATAGCACGAAAGTTTGAAGTGACAGTAAGAGCAGCCCATTGCGAGTTTCTGGTTCCCACTCTTTCCATCTGGCACAGGCACGTAGCAATGCTTTGGCGCTTCCTGTGCCTCTACGACCTTTTTTACGTGCTTGATCCTCTCTACTATGTCTTCCTTCAGTACCTCGTACACAGGCGCTTGTGTGTCCTTCAGGTCGTACTTCAGAAAAGTCAAGTGTCCATTCTGCTTGTCCATAGCAAGCCATCCAAACTCTGTTTCACCTTCTGAATGTGCGTAAGCCTTTATCTGGTCTATATAACCAAAAGGATCATCAAAAGCCAGCGTAGCGTCCTTAAACTTCTTAAACCCGTAGCTGCTTGTTGATTTGACATCCGTCACTACCCCATCTATGCGACAGTCCATGTGGCCTACAATGCCTTCCACTTCGCAAACCTTCTGCTCATCCGTAACTGCATGTCCTGATAGCCTTGTCAAGAACAGTAACATTTCTTCAATTACGTGACCGTACAGAAACTTAATTAAAGTGTAGGGCTGCATTTCCTCCTTTGGCCCTGCATCGTTATAATGGTTCCAGAGGTATCTATCGTCCTTACCTATGTTTGACAAGCGTAGCTTACGACTGTCACGGTATCCTCCGTTAGCAAACTCATTACGCATTAAGTCCTTCATAGCTTCGCCAAATTTCTCAATCTCAGCTTCAGTATCTATGGACTTGTCTACGTTTTTAGTTTTAACTAACTTGTAGATGTCGGAAACAACTGTGTTTGTTGTTTTCACTTACTTTCTCTGTGGTCTATAAATCTAAGTTTACGTGTAATTGGATTGAAACCAAGCAAGACAACATTCAAATCTTTTTGGAGCTTGCTTCTAAATTTTGTATTTGAATAGTTCCCGTCTCCCGGTATCTGTTCTGTAAATGTTTTGACATCTATCAAAATTGTTTCCTGTGTTTCTAAGTTGTGCGCAATCAAATCTATAGGGCCAGAGCACCCAGCATTCTTAAACACTTCGTATCCTTCATCCCAAAGCCAAGTTACTGCGTAGTATTCTGCCAAGTCACCCTTGCGGCTACTGTCAGCTTCAGTGGGTTTCTGACCAGTTGCTGCCAACATTGTATTCTCCTGTTAATGGACATCTGAGGTTGTAGTGTAGACCCGCAGCTTCTATACAAGACACCGCTAGTCTGCCGTACTTATCCTCCTGACCTTTTGTTACTTCAGCCTGTACTTCGTCGTGGATGTTACCCACAAAGTTATAGTCCAGCTTGTACCCCTGTGCATATTCATCTAGGATAACAAGAGCCTTCTTCATAACTATGGCACCAGCACCTTGAAGTAACGTATTGAGTGCTGAGTGTGCGCTACGTACCTGTAGCACCCTACCGTCTAGTCCTTTGAGGTATCCTCCTTCTGCTTTTCTTGCAACTCTTTCAGTAAGAGATCTAAGTGCTGGCAGACCAGTAAGGAATCTGCCTCTAAGCGTTTTGCCAGCACGAGCATTTCCCCCGACAATTGTACCAAGTTTTGCATCTCCTGCTCCGTATAGGAAGGCATATATGAAAGTTTTAGCCTGATCTCGCGATTCAAGTCCTGCAAGTTTTTGATTTGCTGTGTGAATGTCTCCGTGGAGAATTTCATTGGTGTACTCCTTGTCTCCCATGTAGTGTGCCAACATTCGTAGCTCTAAGCCGCTAGCGTCAAAGCCAACCAGAGACTTACCTTCTGGGACAGTCCAGCAGGATCTACACTCTTTGCCGTATGGAGCGCGGGACGCTGGAACCTGGGCCAGATTTGGCTCTGAGTGCGTCATACGGCCCGTTACAGCCCCGTTTGTGTTTACCCTGCCGTGTACCCTACCTTCCTCATCAGCAGCGTCTATCCAGCTTTTTATCTGTGCTACGCGCTTTTGAACCATAAGGTACTCAGCTATCAATTGTGCTTCAGGTATATCAGTGATCTTAGACAGTACAGCTTCATCAACAATGGCTTGGCCCTTCTCTGTAAACTTCTTAGGCTTCCATCCAAAATGCTGTAAGTATCTGCCAATCTGCTGCCTTGACCCCAAGTTAAACTCAGGGAAGTCAATCCGACTAAACGGGCCATTTACATCCTTCCACTGCTCACCTAAAAACTTTAGGCCGACCGTAGAGACTGTATTATCTTTCTTACACCGTGGCGTAATCTCCTTGACAAATGTAGGGAGAGGACGAAAGGTATCCTGTACTTTGTCTTCCAAGTCATATTTTTTTTCCTTTAGCAGAGCTAATAATTGATGTGCATATTTTAGATCCAGCAGCCAGCCAAGGCTGACCTGTCTACTCACTATCCTTTGCACCTCATGTTCTAGTTGTATTGAGTCCACCTCAAACCCGTCCAGTTCATTCAGTAGGTGCTGGTACAGTTTTTCAGTTACTTCAACGTCACGTACACAATACTTTTCCATCTCAGGCGACAAGCGTGACCAGTCAGTATGGTCGCCCTTAGAGAACCCAAGACGCTCACCCCATGCCCGTAGGCTATGCCCACCTGCACGATTAGGGCTGCTGAGTCGTGACATTACCAGAGTGTCCTGTACACGCTCACGGTCTACCTTGATGTCCCACAGGCGCTCCAGTACAGGCAGGTCAAAACCATACAGGTTCTGTCCTACTACTGGGAACGTGCCTTCCAGCGTAGCAGCCAGAGACTCAGAAGCGTAGTGCTTACTAACCTTACCGTCCTGCTTTGTTACTGCAATCCAGATCACGCTAGGAGTTAGCCCGTCAGTCTCAATGTCTAAGTAAAGTGCGCTGTTAGAAGTCATCGTCTACGTCCTTGGGTGCTGCCACCTCAGTCATGCGACCTGTCACCCTGTCGTACTTCAGGTAACAGGCTGCTCCTGTCAAACCAGCGTAGCGATTCTTGAGTATGCGCACTGTAGTTGTGTTACGCTTATCCTCGTCCTCGTCCTGCTGGTTACGCTCCAAGCCAATCACCATGTCCGACAGTTGCGCTATCGCCTGTGAGCCTCGCAACTCACTCAGGCTAATCTTGCCTCCGTCCTCATGTGGCTTACCTGTGGTACGCTTCAGGTGGGACACTAAGAATAGCCCTATGCCTAGCTCCTGCACCAGTGTTCGCAGGTTAGTCATAATGGCGTCTATAGCCTTGCGCTCATCACCATTGTCCTGTGCTGACACTACGATGGACAGGTGGTCGAGTATGATCCACTTACAGTCCAGTGCCTTAGCCATGTGACGCACACGAGACAACAGTTTGTCCTCGCTTGTGCTGCCCCAATGGTCGAACAGGTAGAAGCGCCCAGTGCCTAGCGTCTGTTCCCAGAAAGGAAACGCAGCGTCAGCGTCCAAGTCTTCCTCTAGGTGCAATGGGCAGTCAGCAGCCACTGACATGATACCCAGAGCAGTACGTGCTACGTCTTCCTCCAGAGCCAATATGCCAATGTTGTCCTCAGTAGCGTTTAGAATGTAATGTTCTAACTCCCTGACAATCTGTGACTTACCCATGCCTGACCCGCTGGTTATGGTCACTAGCTCGTATGGCCTAAAGCCTTTGGTCATGTCATTAAGTCCCTGCCAAGGGTACGGTACTGACTTGACCTTCATCTTGCCCGTGATAGCATCCCATGTTTCTTTACCACAGATGATACCATCAGGCTGATATGCTTTAGAGTCCCACCATGCTGACACAAAGTCCTTGACTTTTTTAGCAACCAGCATCTCGCTAGCGTCCTTCAGAGGTAGCTTGCATATCTTTAGCTTGCTAGGGCTAAATATGTCCTTGACTTCATCAATGGCAGCTTGTCCCGCCTTGTCGTTGTCAAAACACAACACTACCTGATCGTAGC